TCACCCCAACGCTCACCTATCTCTACTTCCACTGGTATCCTGAATTCTTGACCGTTGATAACCATTGGTCTGAAAAGTAGTTTGGTAATAGGCTCAATAAGGTTGCGAGCCTCTCCGTTTGTTGCTTCGACAATGATCGAATCATGGGACTGATTGACCACTTTACATGCACCTTTCGCCACGTATCTTCTTCGTACCTCTCGTAAACCGCCAACAATACCAACTTCTTGCTGTACCGCGCCGTTAAGATGGTCAACAGCGGTACTTTGAGGAAGAAAAGCTGTCGCTTCCTTAAATAACTCAGAACCCCAAGGTGCGAAGAAGGTACGTATTCTCCCGTAGGGAGTCTTAAGTGTTCTATGGTTTTGTCCCAATTCATACTCTATTTGTGCCCACCATTGTTTTAAGTTATAATAACTGTGCCATGCTTCTGTTATTCGTTTTCCCTCTTTATTCGTAATGACTACATATGGTGGCTTGTCTGATTCCTTGTTCACAGAGGATGTGAACATTAAATATCCCTCACGATAAGCCAATGCGTGGTTAGACTTTTTTCCGATATAACGCATGGGCTTAGTAATGGCGTCTGGCTTACAGTTATAAATTACACAAGCTGTGTCAGTGTGTATGTCGCCATGCTGAAGCGAATTAATCATGGCGGGCTCATTAGCTAAATGAGCTACCACCCACGTTTCAGCTTGTTTAAAATCGAAACTAATTAATAAATGATCTTTCTCCGCTACAAACATACTACGTATAGATATATTCCTCACTCTATTTAATACTCCTTATTGTGTCTGCTGTAGACTGTTCAGTTATATCCTCAAACCTATGCCCACACTTGGTACATATTAATGCATATGTCATGTACTCTTTTTTTCCATTAGGACTACCTTCTACTTTAGCTGTAACTATAATACTGTTTATTTGGTGATCGTTGTCGGCGCACATAGTTATTTGGTCCTCCTGTTAGCTAGTATCTCTGTTGTGAAGAAGAATAATGTGTCCTTAACACGTTGCTCTGGCGGTAACTCGTTATATGGTAACATACAAGGATGCTCTTTAGTATCTACATTCTTAACGGTTCCATAAATCCATCCTTCCTTCTTCTTTTGCTCCATCCAGCTTTCATGGCTCATTCTTGGGGATGTGATTTGGCCATTTAATATATTTGTTACACCATTAATAGCTGATGCCTTCTGCCATTCGGGAGCATCGTCCCAATGAGGCTGAGAGTTATCACCTAATGCTCTACAATATGCTCTGTTAGCTTCGTGACAGACTTCTGCGATTTTCTCTATGGAAAGGTACATACTTACACTCCTTTTTTATACAGGTTCCTCTATACGTGTACGTTGATTAGATATAGAGACTTCAAAGCCCGCTTTCTCTAACACTATTCTAACTGTATCATCAGATAAGTTATATGGATTGTGAACGTCGCCGCAATAATTAATTCCAATCTGAATCACTTTCGTCATTTGCGGAATCGTCATCTTCCCAGAACAAAACTTTTCCTGATAAAAGAGCACTTGCTCTATCTTCCGTGAGTTCATCGTCCACCTCTACAGGGTCACGAGGTAATGTCATACTGTTTAGGCCAGTGTTATCTATATACTTCTCAGCACTCCATCTACCTGTTTCTGTAGCGGGCACTTTAAATAACGATCTTACTCTACCATCTTCGCTACCAGGAATAGTTAGATATGATGACAGTAATTTACGATGACCACGTACTAGCATAATCATTTTTATAACTAGGAATTTTCGTTGCCATTCAGTTTGCTTACTTGTAGTTTTCAAGCTCTCTATTTTATCTTTACACAGTCCTATTAATCTTATGAGAGCATCATCATCTGCCGTTACTCTTTGGTTAGTGTGTTTACGTTGCACAGGTAACTGTAATACATCATATAATAAGTACTGTACCTTTTTATGAGAACATACATTAATTTCGGAACCTATTACTTTCTCTAGTAATGCTTGGTGCTCAGCATACTTCATAGTTACTGCTGCTTCTAATAACACTCTCCTTTTTTCATCTCTCTTTATTCCAGTGAGACTCATTTCGTTAGCAATGTCTAACATCTCCATCTCAAATTCATAGAATCGTCTCCATTCTGGCGGGCCTTCATCTAACTCTATTAGCATTTTTTCTAATGATTCCACCATTACACAACAATCTTTACAGTTATATTTCCATAATGTATCTTTATTTATACTTTTAACGTTCCAATTCTTCTTATCTTTAAATGATTCCTTACCTTCATCTTTGTAATATGGTTCGCGTGTGTAAATAGAGGTTATGTATTTAAGAGCACGAGGTAATTCAGGCCACATAACGTGTTGCAATATCATCGTGTCGTGCATTAAGTTAATGAATGGATAACCATGGGTCATTAGGTACAACTTATCGAAATGGGAAAAGTGTGCTACTTTGGGAATATCAGATGATAACAACCTTTTAATAGCTGAATCAAAACCGACAGAACTATCATTAACAAAACAAACACCCAAGCTAGGAGAAGGAGCAAACCCAACGCAGGCAAGATAAGGACCGAAAGTCTCAATATCAACGCCGAGTATATTACTTTTAAGTAATTCCTCAACCCATATCTCTCTATCGAGTCCTGTTGGATTAATAACATATTTACGCTCAGGTAATCTCAGTTCACTGAATAATGAGTCCTCAACAACACGCTTAATGTCCTGGTCAAATATAGGATATGTCTTACGATCATGTAATAGATAAGCAGGATGTAGTGTAGGAATAACCTTTATGGGATTCTCTAGTTTGCCCTGGAGCCCATGAAGTGTACAGGTAAGGATGGAACCTCTCCAATTAAATATTCCGCTACCAGCTTTCTTACCATGCTTCCCTGTAAGAAAGTAAAGTGGCCAATTACCCAATGCACAAATGACTGTTGGTCTATTTTCATATATGTATGCAGAAAGCTCTTTGATACCAGCCTGTAGTTGTGATGAATCAAGAAGATGTACAAATTTATTGTCGCGTGGTCTATAGTGGCACAAGTTAGCAAGGCGCACAGATTCACGCTGAATGCCATTTCTTCCAAGCACAGTAGTAAGAAAGTTTCCTGCTTCCCCAACAAAAGGTCGTCCCTCTGTTTCCTCATTAGCTCCTGGGGCCTCTCCCACAAATAGTATGCTGGCATTCTTAGGACCCTCGTCAGGAACGTATATACTACCTATATTATTATCTGTCATTAGTTACCACCATCCATGTCTTACTTGTCTCACACGCTTATGTTTAATATGTGTTATTGGTTTAATCGAACCATAGCTAACTAACATACCTATAAGTGTTGCTAATCCTACTATGAATATTAGTAATACTGAGCCCGCCACTAACTGTGACAACAACATATTAGTCATCCTCCTCTGGCTCACTGTATTCACCAATTGATAGCTTAGACTTATTCTTCTTATCAGCTTTCCATGCCCAGGCTGTCACTCGCTTGAACCAAGGGGATTCTTCTAATGAACGTGCGATTAAGCGCGAGGCCATCTCGTAAGTGGCGGACCAATAATCACCATTCATATTCCTAAAATACAGCCCGCTTATATCTATGTTAGCTACCTCTGGTCCATCATACGCTATCTTAGCTACTACGAATCTCTCTGGCAGGATGATTAGTATTCCTTCTCCTTCTAACTCTAATAATGTACCACTGTATCCAGAGAATAGAATGTGGTCACCCTCTGATATCTCTTTAACATCTGCTCCTATGTATTTGACAATACCTTGGTCACAACGTTCGCGGGCACTTTCTGGTATCCATAAGCCACCAGAAGTTTGTAAGCTGTCATAAAGTGGGACAGCAGCCACATTCTTCTTTGATAGTTGTAACACTTACAGAATTCCTTTCTTTTTTAATATCTCAACTACATTGACAAGCGCGCTTGTTACTTGAAATAAAGCTATACGTAAGTTCTCTATATATTCATGCTCTGGTGACGCTATTTTGGTATTCACTAAAGTGCTAACTGCTAATTCTAGTGATTCAGTTATTTCAGATCTAGCAGCTATCTTAGCCTCTACCTCATTCATCCATTTAATTACATTTTCTGGGCTGTTGATAAACTTATCAGGGTTCTTTATACCTTGTTTAGCTAATTCATTTTTCATGAACTCAGCTTTCTTTTCTAGATCTGCTAATTTATCTTCAAATGACATAAGTGCCCTCGATGGGATTTGAACCCATATAGCTTAGAAGCTGAGGGATTTTAAGTCCCTTGCGTATACCAATTCCGCCACGAGGGCTAAATGATAACTAACGGGCCAGGCTTAAGGTAACTGCCAACATTCAAATATACGGTGAACTTATCGGTTTGCCGTAACGCTGGCTTCCCTTTATCCTGTTGAATCTTATCGGTTCTTCCTTCCTAGCGCGTAATTACACGCATAGGTGAGCAAGGAATCTTCCGTATGGCCTTATTGCTGCTCATAGAGCGTCCGTTAGTTATCAAGTATAAGCTAGTAAAGAGAAGGACGGAGGTTCCTTTACATGGGAGGACGAGCCTTACGCCCTAACACACCACAACTCTTTACTAGCCATTTACCTAGTAGGGGAGCCTAGCCTCTTACGCGCAGGGCGCTAGGAACAAACCACATACGCAGCCTACTTATTAAAGTGATCTAAACTTAACCCACTTCTGCTGTGGGCTTCCTGCATTTGCACCTTCTGATTGAATCGTTACATCTACACTTGCAACCAAACGTTTCCCTGTTGGTTGACGCCACACATCACCGACACCCTTAGTGTCAGTGTCAATGCCCCAATCACTTCCCTTAAACTGTTCATTGAATCTCTTTTCATCGTCTTTGGTAGCTTTGAATCCTAACGCTGCCATTAAGAATTGCTTAGAGAATGACAGTGATCCATCAGTGTGAATGAATGCGTTATAAAACGTTTTGCTACCCTTCTCTGAACCTTCCGCAACTGTGAGAGGATAACGAATACCATAGTTATCACTCTTACCTTCTTTACCTGTGTTGAAGAATGCCTTTGGTTCACCAACGATTAACTCATAGTCTCCTTTATCTAAAATAGCGATTACTGAGGAGACGTTTGTGGCATCGTGTTCATATCTTGGAGACATAGGCGGTTAACTATCTCCCTTGGTTATTTGAGTGGAGTTTTAGTTTGAATAGCGTTGATGATAGTTAACAAATTGGGATTCTTCAACATGACTGGAAAAATCCCACCATGCCTAGTTTTAGCTGTTAGCTCCTCACCTCCTTGTGTCCTTGCCCTGTACACGATATTATCTCCACTTCCTACACTCTCCATGTGCCATACTTCATCAAAGTATGCTACGATATCATCTGGAAATGTTTTCCCTGTGAAACCTGGGCGTACATCTTTCACGACCATTTCTCCGCCAATGATAACTTTACCTTGGTTATCTCTCGGTGGGACTAACGTTATCCTTTCATGGCAACCCATCACTAAGTGTTTCTTCTTCTCTCGGAATATGGAAGTGTAGCCCGCTACGAATTTATTAATGAGGTCCATCTCAGCACCGTAGTCTTGCACAGCAAAGAAAGTAGCGTCAAATTCTTTAGCCTTAGCTAACGTCTGACTTTTACCTAACTTCTGACCTACTTCTAATCCTTTATTCATAGCGAACTTACGGAGGGCCGTAACATCATCTATGATAAGTACGTCCCATTGATCGTTAATCTTTTCGAGAGCAAAGTCAATAATATCACAAACAGCATCGAATGCTGTTGCTGTCGTAATGTTACCACGTTGTCCTAATTTCTCAGCTACACGCGCTATTGTAGGATCACTATTAGGATGGCGTGAGCGAAACCCTGGAGCACGTAACGTTTCTAATCCATCTCCTGTATCAATTATGAATGCACGTGATCCACCTGTGCCATGAAACTCAGTTTTACCAGAACCCGATGAACCGTAATCCATCATAATGACAGATTCACCGGGCTTTGTTTCTGATAATTTAGCGAATGATACTTTTGGTTCTGTTGGTTCGTTCACTTCTTCCTCCGTTATGTCATCTATAACTGTGTAGTCGTAATACTCACCTTGAATAGGCTTGGCTTCTGCTAACTCAGCTTCTACTTTTAACGCTTTATCTGTATGTGTAAACTTTAGAGATAGCTCTCCATGTATATATGGTAATGACAAATTATGTATATTAACTTCTGCTGTCTTTGTAAACAGGTACTCAAATAGTTTCACATTTTATATCATCCACCAAGGTTCATCTTCACTAAAGATTGGTTCACCTTCTTCATTTGCTATATCTAAAAAGTAACCTTTATCCATATGCCACATCTTGTAAGGATACATTGCTTCGTATAAATCCTTAACTAAGCCAGGCTTCAATAACTTATGAAACGCGCCCTTAACTATCGTCATGCGCCTGGCTGACGAATATCCTTAGGTGCAACTAGATCAGGGACAACAATTTTCTTCTTATCTTCCGCTGTTTCAGGCTCTATGATTAGTAAACTAATCACATCAGCCCTCATACAGTAAAACGTTTCCGACTTATTACCAGGATTAGGTAACACTGGTATCTTAATTACACCAACACGTGTAATGCCACCTTCATCCCACACATGTTTACGCAATTCCTCTGGCGTCATGCT